GGCGAATGAGCAGTGACCTTGTGAAGCGACTGCGGCTGTGGGGCGAACACGGCCTGACAAGTGCGCCGTCTGACTTAGTGGATGCCGCCGACCGCATCGAAGCCCTTGAGGGTGAGGTCCAGCGGTACAAGGCGCTTCTGGATGAGGAGGAGCGCGCCTGCGAGAAAGCGATAATCACAGCGACGAAGGCTGAGTATAGAGCCGCCGAAGCAAGCGATGGCGTGGAGCCTACAGTCGGGCAACGTCTCATCAAGGCAGCGAAGGAAGCGGCTGCGATAGCGAAGGGTGGCGCACCCGCCGCCGCTCTTGCGGAATACACAGGCGGGATGAATGACCTGTGCGTATCTAAGACAACCGCCAGCGATGGCGTGGACAAGGCGGCGGGGAAGGATACGGCTGTAGAGCCGGAAGCCATAGAGCGATCCGCACCCGCCGCCACGCGGAACGGTGCCGCGTGAAGATCGGCAACCTCGTCATCCCGAAGATGCCGCGCGGCCAGCGCCCTCATCGCCGCTACTGGCTCACGCTCGAGCAGGTCGCCGAGCGCTGGGAGTGTACGCCAGCGGTCGTGCGCAAGGCGGTTCGGCACGGCTTGCCAGCCTACGGTCACGAGGGCGTAGTCTACGTCCCTCTGGCGGAGGTCGTGCAATGCGAATCGAAAGATGGAGTATCGGCGTCTGGCGCGGCAGGTACGCGCTCGTCTGGTACGACGGCGAGGGGCGACGACACCGCCGCACCCTTCGGGCAGATCGTCGAGATCACGCTCACGCTGAAGCGGCGGGATGGGTCGCAGATCAAGAGCACGTTCGTGCGCGATCCGGGGACATAGTGGATGCGCTCGCATCGTACGTGCGCGATCAGGAGCGCCTTGGCCGCGCTAGTGCGGTCACTGCTCGTTATCACGCTGCACACATTGGACGCGCGCTGGGACGTCTCCCCGTCGCGCTCGTCAACGAGGAGGCCGTCGCGCGCTACGTCTCCGGCAGGCGCCAGAGCGGCGTGCGAGACGCGACGATCCTGCGAGAGCTCGCGACGCTCTCGGCGGCATTGAGGGCGGTCGGGGGGCCGTCGGTCAGGCGTGCAGCTCGCGCGGTCAGGGGCCACGTCCCGAGACGGCGCGAGCGCCGCCTGACGCGGGCCGAGGCCGCGAGGCTGCTCGGCGCCTGCGAGGAGCCTCACCTGCGCCTCGCCGTCCAGATCCTGCTCGGCACCGGCCTGCGGGTCGGCAGGGTGCTGGCGCTGACGTGGGACGAGGTCGACCTCGATCGGCGCCAGCTCCTGCTCGGGGCCGCGCCGAGGCGCTCGAAGGGGTATCCGCCCGTGCTGCCCCTCACCGCCAGCCTCACGGAGGCTCTCAGGGCCTCGTGGACGGGCGGTAGCGGGCCGGTCGTGTCGTGGCAGGGCCGGAGCGTGAGTGCCGTTCGCGGTGCGTTTAATCGTGCCCGTAACCGCGCCGGTCTGGGCGCCGACGTCACCCTGCACGTCCTGCGCCACTCGGTGGCGACGTGGCTGCTCGACGACGGCGTGCCCCTGACCGTGGTCAGCCAGCTGCTCGGCCACAGCTCGGTGACGGTGACCGAGCGCGTCTATGCCCGCCACACGGCTCAGGCGCTGTCGCTGGCGACCGAGAGGCTCGAACAGGTAGCGTTCGGTGGTTCAAATGAACCAGCGACCAGAACGGCCCCAGAACGGTCAGGGACCGGCAGGGCAACCGTTGCGCCAAAAATCGGCGGAAAGCTTGACCGGGGCGCTCTTCACACGGTAGGGGTCGCTGGTTCAATCCCAGCAGCGCCCACCATTGCACGGCGCAGAACTCCGCGAAAATCGTGACCCACGATCCCAAAATGCGGTAGGGGTTGCTGGTTCACTGTTCCACTTGCCCCCCAGACACAAAAGCCAGCACCCTTTTGAGGCGCTGGCTCAGGCTGAAGTAACACACACAACTGGCCGGGTTGCAGCCCGGCCCCCCAACATTCCCAAGCAGGGGCGAGGCATAGATAGCCGGGAGCGGCCCGGACGACTAGCCTCGGCTGGCGACAACGGAACGTCGCGGAACGGCAATCAAAGACATGCGACAGCCCGCCGCACCCCGTGAGGGGGTCGATGTGCACCTCGCTACTTGAATTGTGTACACCTTGGGTGCACATCAGTGTCACCAAGCAAGGAGACACCACCATGACGAAGCAGTTCGACAAAGTCAGCGTTCACGACGCCATCCTCGACCATTACGTCGAGACGGACGAGGCGGCGACGGTCGCGGACATCGCGAAGCGCCTCGGTTGCAGCCCCAGCACCGTCAACAAGATCGTGGCTGACCCTCTCTTCGAAACCGGCGTCTCATCGGCTCGCCGTTACTCCGTTGTCACGCAGACGACGGCGAGTGTGCCCGTGTACGAGCGCAACTACAACACGGTGCGGTGCTATCGTCAGGCCACGGCGTGGCTGCCGTCACGCCGCTGGCTGCGCGACCTGTGGGTTGAGGCCACGGCCCGCAACAAAGCACTGAAGGCAAGCCTCACCGGCATGCCGGGGACACCATGACCATGACACGCACGCAGCAGCTCTACGAAGTGACATACCTCGTCTTCGGCGAGGTTGAAGGGTGGACGGGCGAGACCGTCCTCGCGTCCTCGCCCGAGGAGGCGTACCGGCTCGTGTGCCCTCGGTTGCCGTGGAACGACTGGGCGCGGCGTCAAGTGCGCCTTGTTGCGCAAGATGTACACTCGGGGGGTTGACAGGGATACACCCCGCCCCCATATAAGGATCACCGGCGCAGGTGCCGGGCAAGGAGACACCACATGAGCAGACACCCCGACGACATGCGGCGCACCCATTACGAGTGGGCCATTGAGACCGTCTACTGGGACGAGGACGAGGGCATGCAGGACATCGAGGACAGCAACTACTGGGACAAGCTGTCCGATTATCAGCCCGGTGAGGTTGCCGATGCGCTTGCCCAGAAGCGCTTCGTGCGCGAGGACGGCATCGAGGTCTTCACCCGCCTCTGCCTGAAGCGCGACGTGGGTTGCGAAGCCGAGGGTCTTGAGGATCGGCAGTATGCGTACGTCGTCGACGGCGTCCTGCCGGAGACGTTTGACGAAGGCGCGAAAGTGCCAGCACGCTTCCGCAAGGAGCTCGCGAAGTTTACGGGGACACCATGATCACGTACACGTACAACGACGGCGGCAGGCAGGCCGCAGGCTTCAGGGGGCGCACCGGTGACTGCGTGGCACGCGCCATCGCCATCGCGACGGGCAGGCCGTATCGCGAGGTCTACGAGCGCCTCGCCGAGGGCAACGCGACGCAGCGCATCACGAAGGTGTCCGCTCGCCGCGCGTCGGCGGGCCTGCGCACGGCGGCGCAAGGCATATGGACGAAACGCAAGTGGTATCGCGACTACATGGCCGAGCTCGGCTTCACGTGGGTGCCGACGATGCAGATCGGCGGCGGCTGCAAGGTCCACCTGCGCGCCGACGAGCTGCCCAAGGGGCGGCTGGTCGTGCACGTCACGAAGCACAGCGTGGCCGTCATCGACGGCGTCCTGCACGACACGCACGACTGCTCGCGCGGCGGTACGCGGTGCGTGTACGGATATTGGGTTCTGGGAGGGAAGTGAGATGAGCTACTACGTTATCGAGACCCGGTACATCGGCGCCAATGTCGACGGCGTGACCAACAGCCACCGCGTCGCGATCTCCGAGACGCCCGCGCGAGGCAGCGCAGGCGACAGGCCGGTCATCGTCACAGGCTGGTGCGGGGCGATCAACGACTGGTCCGAGCAGGCTCACGGATCGTTCGGCACGCTTGAGGACGCGCGCGACTACGTCTGCGTCCGGTGGCCGGAGTTCCGCGAGGTCGACGCGGATCGGGGGGAGGTCTCGCGCTTCCTGATCGGTCTGGAGCGCATGTCGGCTGACTACACGCGCGAGTGGGTCTGGAGCGACGCCAAGCGGCGCGTGACCGCCACCACGACGGACGAGGAGATCGACCGCCTCGTCGACGAGTGGGCGACGCAGGCCGAGCACGAGGCGGGCGACGAGGCGCAGGGGATGGCGCTGGACGAGCGCGCGGCGCGGGCGCTGTGCCGCGAGTTGCGCGAAGACCTCGCGCCATGATGCAGCTGTGGGAACTGGACGGAATGCTGTTGAACGTCTAGGAACAGCGCGGTACTACCACGGGCGCCTTGGAGTGGTGTCTCGGGCGCAAGTGGTACTCCGTCGTCGGCGCCGCTCGGGGCTTAACCCTCGGGCGGCGTCGGTGTTTTGAGGCAGCGCTCCGCCTCCGCCGCGAGGGCCGCGTGCCGGTCCCTGAGATCGTTGTAGAGCCTGATGTCGTTCATCCACGCCTCAAAGGCGCTAGCGGCGCTCAGGGGCGCCACAAGGGCGTCTGGGGAGGCCAGAGGCGGCGCGGGCTGCGTGAGCCTAGTCGGCAGCAGGCATCCCGGCGCGGGCACGGTTGAGCACCCCGACAGGCTCATCAGGCAGATCGCAGGCCACAGTCTTGGGGACATATTGAATAACCCTCCTCACCTCGCGCTTGGTCGAGGTCGCTCGCGCGGCCTCTTGGGCGTCGAGGCGCAGCGCGATCACCTCGGCGCGTGACGCATCTCTCTCCACCTCGGCGGTGGCCCGCGCCATCTTCTGAGCCCGGAGCTCGACCGAGAGGGCGTCAGCCCTCCCAGCCTGAGCGCGCCACGACGACACCTGCCAGCCGAGATACGCGACGGCGGCAAGGCAGGCGAAGGCGGCGATAGTCCTGAGCCAGCTCAAGGGATCAACCCTGAGCGGGTGGATCGTTGGGCGCGTGGTGCCAGTACGACCACGCCACCGCCGCCGCAGCCATCACGCCGCCGACGAGCGTCTCGACCGTGCCTGCGTCCGCGAAGCCGTGCGCGACGAGATAGCCTCCCGCCAGCGTCAGAATGTGGCGCGCCATCGAGAATACAAAATCCTTGCTCACCATGATGTCGTCCTCTGTTCTTGCAGCGATGCCCTCGCTGCGGGGTCAGTTCTGCCCGAAGGCAATCTTGATGCCGAAGTAGCCAAGCCCCGCCGCAAGGCCACCGATGATGGTCGGGAATGCGAGCAGGACGAGCCACGCGCCCCGGCTCTGGTTGAGCGTCTTGTTGAGCTCGTGCACCTGCTCTGTCAGCTTGATGACGTTGTCCGAGAGCATCTCGAACTTGCCCTTCAGCTCGTAGAATTCGGCGTGCAGATCGGCGTCGTTCATGGGTACTGTCTCCTGTCCAGCTCGAAGTGGGGGCCGTCCTTGAATGTCTTCCAGTCGCCACCCCAGATTACGGGGACACCGAGCTCCTTGGCTGCGGCCTTGACCTGAGACGCAAGCGGGTAGAACGCGGGCCACTTCCACGTCACCTCGCCGTCCACGATGGGGGCGAGGTCGACGGCGTGACCCGTCAGGTGGCGCGACCTCATCGTGCGCGACGCGCCGCTCACGAAGAGCTGCCTCTGCCTCTTGATCGTGCGCAGGCCCTCGACGACCATGAAGTCGTCGCCAGCCTCGAGCGCCATCTCGCGAGCGCGAGCGATGACCTTCACGAGGTCGGGGTGAACGCCCTCGAGTTTATCCTGTCCCTTCATTTAACCTCCAGAAGATTGCAATGACGGCCCAGCACCATGCGCCGACAAATATCTCGCCGTATTGAGAGCCGCCGCCAGCGCGGAAGCCGAGCCAATAAAGTGCCGCGTGCGCAGAGCCAGAGGCCGCGTAAGCCGCAGCCAGTATCGGGTCTGTCACTGCAATCGGGGCGGCGGCGATAGACGTGCGCAAGGTGCCGAGGCCGTCTGGGAGCCGAAGCGGCACGTCCTCGAGGTACTGCCCCGTCCCGACAAACGCCAGCGCGCAGAAGTGCGACACGACCAGCGCTGGCAGCATCCACAGCGGCGTGTCGGTGGCTGCCCACATCAGCGCGCCGGTTGGGATTGCCCAGATGGCGCGGGAGAGCTGCGTGCCAAAGACGTCGGGCCTCCAGTCCTTCAGCGGCCCGCCACGCAGGCGGTAGAGGACGCCGCCGACGATGGCGGCGAGGACGATGGTGGCGATGGTGAGCATGGTCAGTCCTCGGCCCACAACCGGAAGCGCCACGATGTGGCGGTCAGGCCACCAAGTCCAAAAGCGGTCTTGTGGATTTGCCAAAAACCTCCCGCCATCACGAGGTACACGTTTGTGGCGTCACTCCAGACTGTGCCGTTACCGTTTGACCCCGAGTTGTCGCCGACCAGCGGCATCACAAGCGTATCTCCCACAGCGTAGCCGAGGTCGGCTGTGGTGCATCGCAGGTCGCCCCAAACACGGCGAGGGCGAACGCCAAGACCGTGCGCGAGCGTGTAGGACGTCGATGCCGAATACGTCTGGTTGCCGCTGAAATACCGCCAAGTGCCAGAAACCGTTCGCCAACCCGTGCCGTCACACAAAAGCGTGACGCGAGACCCCTGCGCGCCCTTTCGCGTCGTCAACCCGTCAATCGTCTCGCTGCCGCTTGGGTCCACGATGACGCCGTAGCCGACCGTGTCGTTGGTATCGTCGTTGACCACGTACAGGACAAACCCGGCCCGCCCCGCTGCTGCCGGGAGGTTCAGGGTCACGTCAGCGCTCAGACCCGAAAACCGCACCAGCTTGCCCCGGTCAGCGTCAGTCGCCGTGTACGTCGCGGTCTGGCTGTTGGGCGCGCTGGTCTGCAACGGAGCGCCGTTGGCAAACTGGAAGTTGACGCACCGCCAGTTTGACCCGGTCGCGTCCTGCGCCGCGTCGTTGATAAATTCCGCCACGTCGCCCGCAGAAGTCTGGATATTGGCCGCGCCCGGCAGGATGAACGTCGTCGCGTTGTGCGTTAGCGTGATCGATCCGGCGAAGCGCAGCTTCACGGAACGACCGCCCTGCGCTGCGGAGATGCCCGTGACCGTGGTCGTGCCCGTGACGTTGAACGTGCCGCCGCCGGTGGTCGGGAGCGTCAAGGTGCTGGCCGACGCAATGTCAGCCCCTCGCTGCCACAAGCCCGCCAAGGCGTCGGGCGTCACCATCTTGGTCGCCTCTGTGCCGGTCAAAACCTCTGCAACCGTGGCCGGAGCAAGCGAGGCGGGCGACATCAGGCGGAAGCTGGTGCCGTCATAGGCGAGCAGGAGCATGTCATCGACCTGATAGGAGGGTATGGCGAGCGCGGCGCCTCCGGGGCCGACAATGGTCCGCACGCCGAGGCCCGACACGTTGAGCGTCGGGTTGTTGACGGTGTTGCCGCCCGGCGCCTTGACCAGATAGCGCTGGTTGGTCGCGTAGGCGCCGACGGTCGGTGTGGTGGTCAACGTGATTGCGTTGCCCGTGCCGCCGACCGTGCCAGACACTGTCCCGGCGCTGATCTGCGCGTACCACTCGGCGATGTCCGCCATGACGACGCGAGCGCTGTCGTTGAGGCTCGACGGCACCTGCCCCTCGGCGAAATTGATGCCGGGCTTGCTGCCGTTGTTGTTGGCGTTGGTTGAGTAGTCCTTCACTGGCATCGCATCACCTTCCGTAAAACTTGAGAACCTGCTCGTTGCCCGCGCCGGGTGTCGCCGTGAGCAGGCCCGACGCGGTCTTCCGCGCCGCGCGCACGCCCGAGACGCGATTGGCGCTCCGCGTATCCATCACGCTGCGAAGCGTCGGCAGGAAGCGCTCGGCTGCCACCCCGCGACGCTGCGTCAGGAAGTTGGCGATCTCGCCCGACACGGCATCGTCCGCCTCGAGCGCAGCCAGTGGATCGCGGCCTGAGAGCTTCTGCCTCAAGATCGGCATGATCCGGCTGGGCTCCGTCACGGCGGCGTTGATGAGGCTGTTGTCGCGGCTGTCGCGCATGGCCTGCGTGAGGACCGCTCTCGGCCCCGTCGGGCTGCCGAGCCGCGTGCGCTGCCGGAGCATCGCTGCTGAGTTCATCTCATCGAGGCTGCGATAGAAGCGCCGCGCCGCCTGCGGCCCGAGCAGCATCGACATCTTCTGCTTGTTGTTGTCCGTCGTCAGTATGCCGAGCATGCGTTGCAGCTGCTGCGGCTCTGCCGTGGGATCGCCCGCCGTCTTTCGGACGTTGCCCATGATCTCGTCGATCTGGTCGCGCAGGCCGCCCATCATCGCCTGACGCTCGGCTTGCGGCAGGTTCTTCAGCTCCGCCTCGAGCATCTCGCGCGTGAACTTGTCGTTGAGTATTTTCGTGCCCGTGTCCGTGGCCTCGGTGAGGCGGATCGGGATGCGCCCCAGTTTAAGAGCGGTATCATAGGAGGAGTTGGCGCTGCGCAGGTTGTCCCTGATGCTCTTTGCCAGATTGCCGATGCGCATCGCGTTGTCCGCGTCGCCTTCACGTCCGACCGTCTTCGACTTGCCGTTGAGGATGCGCGTGAGCTGGTCGATGAACTTGACGTCGGGCAGGCGCTCGTAGGTCAGCGTGCCGTCGTCGTTCATGGTCACCTTGATCTGGCTCGAGACGTGCCCCTCCTCCTTCAGCCGCGCGTTGACCTCGCGAATGTATCCGGGCCTCGTGCGCGCCATCAGGTTGAGGAGCTCCTGACCTTGAGGCGTCGAGTAATCAATCGCGTCCTGATACGCGGACCCCTCGTATGCAGCCTTGCGCCACGGCTGGGTGGCTGCGTAGATCGCGTCACGGCGGCGCTTGACGCCGGTCGCGGGGCCGAGCGTCGTGTTGAGCAGGCCCCTCAAGTTTCGCGCGGCGGAATTCACGCGGCCATCAACGGCGCTCCTCGCCGCAGACGATCCGGGGCCGTTGCGCTGGATGGTGGCGTCGAGCAGCGCAGCCGCCGACGGACCGGCGTCCGCGAGCATGGCGTTCGGGCCTGCGCGACGCAGGCGGTCAACGCCCTCCGAGCCGACATCATCGGCATTCATCGAGCGCAAAACCATGCGCGCCGAGTCGGGGCTCAGGCCGAGGTTCTTCAGGTGCGCATTGCGCTTGAGTAAGTTGCGGCCAGTCTCCGCGACCTTGCCGATACCGGCGCCGAGATACGGGGACGCCGCTCCGCCGAGGCCGCCGAGGACAGCGCCCGTGCCGGAGGCTGGCCCCCGGTTGGCACCCTCGGCGCGCGTGAAGCCGTCAGCGGCGCCGATCGGCACGCCCGCGATACTCGCCTTAAGCACCTCCTTGCCGGTGGGCAGGAGGCGCGTCGACTGCTGCGCGATGTTGCCGCCCCAGCCGAGCGCCTTGAGGGCGAGGCCGCCGGAAAACAGGCCGCCAGCTACCTGACCGACGCCAGAGATGACGGGTATATTCTTGTCAACGTGCCGGTCGCGCGCGCGCTGGAACTCGAGGGCTTGGTCGTAGTCGCCCCCCGCAGCGCTGATGGCGCCCGCCCTGATCTCGTCGAGCGCGCCGCCGAGGATGGGGACGCCGCGCGCCATGAGGTGAGCCGCCGACGGCAGCCCTTGGCGGACGAAGCCCTCCGCGTGACCGAGCGGCGTCTGCTTCGCCTCCCACTCCTTGGACGCATAGGCGTCCGCGATGGCTGAGAGCTGCTCAGGGGACGCCATCGCAGCGCGCTGCTTCTTGTACTCCGCGTCGAGCTGCTCAAGGGTCATGCGACGGTAGTCGGTCGCTTGATTGAGATACTTCGCGTAAGGGTTCGTCGGGGAGGCGGGCGTTGGGGCGGGGCCGCCTCCATCCAGAGGCACGTCCTTCAGGTACTTCAGGTAGGGGTTCTCGGCCACGTCACTTTCCTCCCTTGAGGGCGGCGTCTGCCGACCCCGGCCCGAAGGTGTCGTCGAACAGCTTGCGCTCCGCCGCAGTCGGGTTCATGCGCAGTTGCTGGATGGCTGCCGGTGGCGCCTTCACGCCAATCAGCTGCTGCAACTCGCCCGGCTTGAAGAGCGGGTTCGCCATGTTGTACTCGTAGAGCTCATCCTCAAAGTCGTCCGCGAAAGCTCCATTCTTCTTCTTGTAGGCGCGCGCCATGCGAGCGACCGTCTGGTCGCGCATTGCCATGCGCTTGTAGAACTCGATGAGGACGCGGTTGCCTCCCGGCGTTTTCTCAAAGCCCGGCGGCAGGCTCATCAGGAAGGTGCGGTCAGCGTCGGACATCGCGCCCGGCATGCCCTCACCGCTCGCCGTGGAGCGGAAGGACAGCGCCATCTGGTTGATGAGCGAGGACGCCACGTCGGCGGCGGATGCCTTTTCGTCCATGCCCTCAAAGCCGAGGGACGCGCCGATGCGCACGAGCTGCGCAACGGTCTCGCCGCCGCGCCCTTGGAAGCCCCTGCCGAGCATGTCCTGCAAGAGGTTGAGGCGGTCGATCTTCGTCTGAGCGGCAACGCCAGCCGTGCGGATGTCCTCGTACCGCTTGCCGAGCCCCTCGCCGATGGCCTTGTTGGTCGCCAAGTCTCCGGCATTGTTGACCTCGGTGCGCGCCTTCTCCTTATCGCGACCCGTGGCGAGGGTGTTCTCGAAGCCCTTGACGATGATCTGGTCGCTCAGGTTCCTGTCCGCCTTGCCCTGCTCGGAGCGCCACTGCGACAGGAGCTTGTAGTACTCGCCCACGAACTTCGTCGGGTCGTTGTTGCTCGAGGAGAGGGCCTGAAAGATGATCATCTGCTTGACGTCGGGGGGCGGCTCCGCGCTCGACGCAGGCGCGCTGGGCGCCGGTGGCGGAGCGCCGCTGCCAGCTGCGTCATCGCCCGCGCCCGCGAGGGCGAGCACCTTCTGCGCGTAGCGCGCCCCGGCGGGGTTGTTCGGCGAGGCATTGTAGAGGTGCAGCGCTCGGGCCATGTCGCCGCCTGAGCGGTCGAGGTTGTCGCGCATGAGGCGCGCTTGGGCGTTGAATGAGAGCTCGGGGTCGTTGCGGCGGTCGGTCCCGTCCTCTCCGATCAGGCCGTACGCCTTGGCCGTCTTGGGCATGAACTGAGGAATGCCGATCTCACCCATCTGGCCCTTGACGTTCGGGTTCCACGTCCCGGCGCTCTCGTGCTGCGCCTGAGCGGCGAGGATGTTGTAGGGGATGCCGTACATCTGCGAGGCGCGCCGGATCATCGGCTCGTACTGCTCCGGCACCTTGAACGACAGCTTGATGTCGCTCGACGGGTTCGCGACCGGGTCGATGCGCGGCGCGACGGATGGCGGCGTCAGTGCGGCCTGCGGGGCCACGCGCGGCGGCTGGGGAGGTTGAGGCATGCCCGGCTGGGGCATCTGGGGCATCTGAGGCTGCCCGCCGCCCATGAGCTCGAGGGCCTTGCCCTGCATGTCTCGCGTGAGCGCCGCTTGGCTGGCGCGCATCTCACGCGCCATGTCGCCATCGACCTGCCCCTGAACCTTCTCGACGGCGCGCGAGACGTGCTGTCCCGTCGTTCCGGGCCCGCCGCCCTGCTCGAGCATCGCCATTCCGAGCCGGAACCACGGGTCTTTCATGACGCGCGTGAGGAAGTCCTGATCGTCTGCCTGCGGCGCTTGTGGTGGCCGCACGCCGGGAACGGTGCCGGGAGGGATCATCGTGCTCCGAGCCCCCCACGACGGCGCGCGCGAATGGCGAATGTCGGGTCATAGACGTCGTCTGTCACGAAGCGGCTGGGCGCCTTCGCGCCAGACGGTGGCGGACTGTAGGCAACCTCACCGCCCGATCCAGACGCCTCCGGGTCGTCGCCGCCGAGGATCGACTTCATCTTCGCGGCGCTCGCACGGTACTGCTCCATCTGCATGCGCCTCATGGCGCGCTCCTCGTCCTTGTCGTAGCCACTGGCGACGTCGTCGATGGAGCCTGCCAAGTGCTGACCAAACGATCCGCCCTCACCGGCGCGCTTGAGCATGCCCATGCCGAAGCGCATCGCGGGGTTGCCCATGATGCCCTCGAACGAGTTCGGGTCCACGCCCTCCGGGCCGCCACCGATGAGCGGCTTGCCCTTGATGCCGAGCGACTGAAACAGGTTCTTGCCCGACTTGCCGCCGCCACCACCACCAATGCCACTGCTCATCGCCCGCGCTCCTTTTGCTCGCTTTCCAGCTCCCTGATCTTGCGCGCCATCGCGCTCATCGCCGTCCACATCGCGCCGATCATCTGCGGCATGAAGATGGTCTTGCCGTCGCCGCCGTAGGCAGCCGCGTACTCATCAGCCATCGGGCCGATGCGGAGCTCTTTGTCGGCGTCGGTCTTGTAGGTGTAGGTGTATCCGGGCGCCTTCGACGCGGCCTCGATGACCTCGTCGTCGTCTGCGCGCACGATGTCGTCCTTGACGGCGGGGTCTGACCAGATCGGCAGGCCCGCAGCCGTCGACGCGATGCCGATGATGTTGGAGAGCGTGTTTGATGGCTGCTTGGTCTGGCCGACCTGCGTGCCGCCCATGCCCGCCACGGGGTTGATGAGGCTCGCGAATTGCTGGAGCCGCTGGAAGGGCTGGTTCTGGTAGAAGTCCCACCTCTGCATGGCGTCGTTGACGTAGTTGCCCGCCTGCTGCTGATAGGCGTCTCCGACGGCTGCGAGGCGGCCCGCGTCGTAGTAGTCCTGCTGCGCGAGCTGCGGCGCGAACGTGGTCGCCGCCGTCATGCGGTCGCGCTCTTGATTGTAGTTCTGCCCATACATCTGCGACGCGAGGTTGTTGAGGTTGTCGGCCATCGCGCCCTGATGCATCGACCCTCCGTATGAGTTGTTTCGGTTGAACTGGCTGTCGAGCGCGCCGCGCACCTTTCCCGCCGCCGTGTCAAAGGTCTGGCTCAGGAAGGGATTGCTGTCGGGCCGCAGGAAGTCGCCGCGCTGCGTCGCGAGGTTCTGCTGCTGCGCGGCCTGCATGAGCGGCGAGCCGTTGATGGCGCGCTGGGCCGTCATGCCGAGAGCCTGCTCCGTCATCGGATTGAAGGGGACCACGGTCGAGCCCGGAAAGTACTGGCGACCGTAGTCGCTCCCGTACCACTTCGCGGCGTCACCAAGCGCGCCAGCGATGTACTGCTGCGATGGACCCCACGGGTCTGATGTCTGTGTCTGCGTCTGCTTGCCGCCGCCCTTGCTCATTATGCGATGTCCTGTTCAAAGATGATCTGCGACTGCTTGAACCCGTACGGCCCCCTGAGCCACCCCTTGCGGCCACCGCCGACAAGAAGCGACGCCCCGAAATGCTTGCCCCACCGCTTGAGCTCGTCGACCATCGGCAAGAGCCAATCACGACCGGCGTGGGCCTTGCCTCCGGTCCACCTCACGCTCGCGACGGTCTTCTGCGGATAGACGTCGATGCTGGCGATGCTCATGCCGACGATCTCCTCGTCCTTGACGGCCACCCAGAGGATGAACGCCTGAGACATGATGTGCTCGAGAATGTCGCTCGACGAGTAGAGCCCGTCTCCGTGCTCGAGCGCCTTCTCAAGCCACGGCGATACCTGATCCCACACCATGTGCACCTTGCTCGGGTGGACCGGCACGATGTCGACGGCGCCGTCCTCGCCCTGCACTGCCTCCTCCGTCATGGTCACCCCTTGAGCCTCGACAGCAGCATCTGCCTCGGGTCCATCGCGGGCTGACCGGCGCCCGCAGACATCTCCATGAGCGCCTGCGGGCTCAAGCCTCCCACGCCCGGCCCTTGCGGCGTGCGCATGGGCTCGCCTTGCGGCATCATGAAATTGCGGTCGGCATCAGAGACCGCGCCCATCCCGCCCTCGCGCGGCATGGTGAGCATCGAGCGCATTGTCGGCGACGATGCGTTGATGCCCGGCATGTAGAAGTCATTGCCGTTCCAGAAGTTGCCCTCGGGCTGGAGCGTGAAGCCACCAGCCGGATAGGGCCGGAAGCCGGATTGGAAATTGCCGTACGGGTTCTGCTCGTACTGCCGAGGCGCGGGCGCGCGCTTTTTCTTCCTGCCAAAGCTCATTTGTCACCCCATGATCGCATAGCGGTATGTCCTGTCTGCCTGCGCGTTGTTGGCGTGCGTGATCACGATTGATCCGTTCACGCGACCGATCTCGGAGATATGTAGCGTTCCCGCGCCAATCTCCGCTGATGCGTTTGCCGTTGTCGGCACGATAATGACGGCACTGTCAGCCGCGATGCGCGCGTCCGTCAGTGTGGTTGTGGCGCTGTTCGCCGTGAGCGTAACAGTGCCGACGTTATTGTGCCTGCCTCGCTGCATGGCCGTGATGATGTCGGCGACGTCCTTGACCCACGCGAGGATGGTCGACGTCGAGGCGGTCTGCGCCGGAGCCCTGATCGCCATCACATGCTCCCAGCGACCGTCTGGTTGAAATCGAAACCTTGTAAATGTCGCCATGTGGAGCCCGCAGAGACCGTCACGACGGCGCGCGTGAAGCGCGCGTTCTGACGGATCGGAGACAGGAGGGCGCGATTGAGGCCGACGGCGTTCGTGTAGGCGACGTTGGCATTCTTCGTGTCCCTGTAGCCGACCCTGCAAGTGATATTCGTGACGCCAGCGCCCTCCACGTAAGGCCGGATGCCGGTCGTCATCAGGCGCTTGTCCTCGGCCTCCGTATCGCCCGTCTCGAGCTCCGCCTCAAGGTTGGCGCCCGAGAAGTACCCAAGCTGGTGAGACGTCGAGAACCCGGCAATGAGCGGCTTGTTGGAGCCCGCAAAGGCGCGGCTGTCGAAGGATGCCTGCGCCGCGCCGTCGATGCCTCCCGAGCCTGACGGGAAGAAGGCGTCGAGCTGCTCAAGGGTGTACCCGACCGACGCGAGGCGCGTGAGGTGGCTGATGTTGACCTGCCACGCGGGCGCCCACCGCCGCGTCATCACGTTGAAGGCGAGGACACGGTCGATGTCGCCCTGCGCAGAAGCCATTGAGGGGTAGCCGACAAGCCAGCACTGGCTCTCGTTGTCGTATGCCGCGTTGATGCGGTGCAGGAAGGATTGATTGACGTCGCCCCAGAAGGCGTCGTCGACCTTGCCCGCCCCGATCGGGATGCTCTGCGCGCCGTCGCAGGCGTAAAAGCCGTCCTCGCCGAGGTAGTACAACATGCCGCCGATGACGCTCACGCTGCCCGGAGCGGGGCACCCGCGAGCGCCCTCAAGGGGCTGGATCGAGAACACGTCCGGCAGGCCGACATACTGGCAGCGCACGAGGGCGCGCTCCTGCAGGATGATGGCGTCGAGCGCGCCGACCCTCGGCGCAATCGCTTGGATGCCGTTGCCGTTCCCGAAGATGTCGACGAAGCCGCTCTGGACGGCTGCGGCGGACGATGTCGCCGGTGTCGGCCAGCTCGTGGCGTCGTCGATGGCGCTCCACCAGATGCGGTTGATGCGCGCGCCGTACGTCGCGTCCGTGGTGTTGCCGAGCATCACGAAGCGATTGACGGCGGCGACGCGCCGCGCGCGGGGAGCGCCAGCGGACAGGTCGGCGAAGGCGCCGCCCGTCGTGAGCTCGACGGTCTGCACCGGGTTGGCGAAGTTGGTCGCGACGAGGCGGTTGCCAAACTGCGCGAACTCCCACTGCTCTGCCGCTCCGGTCGCGTACCCGCCCGCCTTGGTGACGTCCGTCCACGATGATCCGCCAGCGGCAAGCTTGGCGAGACCCGTGCCTGTCCCGATGTAGGCCGACACGTTGAAGTCCTTGTCGACAGCAAGGGTGGAGCCCTGCACGCGCGTGGCAAGGCTAGCGGGCGTGACCGAGAAGGCCGGGACGGGCGCGTAGAGGCCGCTCGACGTCGGGTAGACGTTCTTGCCCGCCACCACCGTCTCGAGGCCACCTCTCATGTCGGGCAGGTACTCTCCGAAGGGCGTCATGCGATTGTGATGCCTGCGTTCGATTGCGCCATCGACGTGCCCGAGAACGATCCCGCGTTCTGAGAGCGGATGATCGCCCAGACGGACGAGAGGTATGCCGACTGCCACACGGGCAGGAAGTCCATCGCCCCAATATACGGCGCGAGGTGCCGAAGGGAGCCATAGAGGTACGCATTGGGCCAGCCCGTCATCAGCCAGTTCGTGCCGTTGTCGACGAGGGACGGGATCGCCGCGTAGTAGGTCAGGCGCAGCGTGTCTGATCCGCTCGCGGCGGGCCCGACGCGGAGCTGGTTCCCGACCACGGTCCACACCTTGGCGGGGCCGCTCGACGTCGACCGAAACGTGCTGTCGAATGCCTCCGGCGTCACGAACTTGAGGGGCGGCTTGTTTGTCTGCGAGACCCACGACACCTCGCGCATCTGGAGGTAGTCAGACGGCAGGTTCGTGAACTCTCCCGACAGCGTCAGGTTCGTCGTCTGCTCCATCTGGCGCACGCGCAAGGCGGGCGACGTGACGCCGCCGCCTTCGGTGTACGTCCCGTGCTCGATGTCGTGCTCGGCGAGCGTGATGAAGTTGTCGATCACGCTGTTCGAGAGATCGGTTCGGCCCGTGCCGAAGTCGGCGATGGCTGACCGGAGCTCGGAGAGGTTCGTGAGAGGCATGCGCTACTCCTTGAACTGCAAGACACCGCGCCCGGTGCGCAGCTCGCTCCACTCCGGGTCGTTGAGCAGGCGCGCGAGAAGCTTCTCGTTGCCCTTCTGCGTCGGGTCGACGCCGTAGCGCTCGATCCAGAGGCCGATGACGGCCATGGGGATGGAGGCGACGTGCTGCAGGTCACGCGACGGCGAGTAGCCGTTGTTCAGGAACTGCTTGTTGGCATCGAGCGTCTCGTTGATGCCGGTCGATGGCAGGTAGGTGGTTCGGCGAAGCACCTGATCCGAGGACCAGTCGAACTTCATCTCCTCGCGGATGCCCGTCTCCTTGCCGTCGTCGATGACGAGGAACTTGTAGTCGTTCGACATCAGCCGACCTCGAGAGGGGAAATGTTGATCGTGCGCGACGCGCCGTCCTGAAGGTAGGCGATGTGCGTATGGCCCAGCACGTTGAGCACGACGCCCTCGTTGGGGTTCAGGTAGAAGTCATTCACGGTCGCGACCACCGCCGACTGGCCGGGCCGGATGTAGCAGTTGCCGTTGGCGAGGATGCGGACATAGCGCGCCCTGACACCGCTGGCGTCATTCGGGATTGCGACGTTGGCGCTCGCGGCACCCGCCGTTACCTGAACGCCGGGCGCGGAAAGCGAAAAGCAGGAGATATTCGGGGATGTCATCTTCTTCTCCAGTGAGAGGTGGGCGGCAGCCGCGTTGCCGCCGCCCGTTGCTGTTACATCGGCCTGAGCGCGATGGAGACTGAGCCAGCCGCAGCCGTCAGCACACCCGCGAACTCAAGCGCAATCGCCGTCCCCGCAGGGATCAGCAACGCACCCGCCACGGTCGACAGCGAGCCCGACACGTTCGTGTTCGCGGTCGACTTGAGGTTCATCGCGGCTGACAGGAGAGCCGTGCCGGAGGCGATGGCGGTGCCCGAGGGCACCTTTCTCACCTGCACGGTCACGGCGCCTGCGTCCGTCCCGGCTACGTCAGGTCGCAGCGTGATGCCGACGACCATCAGCGCGCGCGGGGCGACGAAGATGCTCTGCGACACGGACGAGGCCGTGTACTGCGCATCGCGGAAGATGAAGCTCCCGCCGTCGTTGTCCGCACCCTGAAGGCCGAAGGTTCCGTCAGCGTACTGAATGAGGTTCACACCCATGTGATCACCCCTTACGACAGGGAGCGGATGACGCCGCTTGCCGCTTCGTTTTTCGCCATGAGGCCGTACTCGACCGTGATCAGCTTCTTGGTCGCGTCGCCCGTCTTGGCGAGGTCAACGACCTCGATGGGACGCAGGTACGCCACCTGCCACATATCCATCTGAAGCAGGAACGCAGTGCGGTTGCGCTGGAAGCGGTTCGGGATCACCTTGAACTCGCCGAAGTCGGAGACGTACACGTCGATGGCCGTGTAGAGCTTCTGGTCTTCGGACTTGTCCATGCGGGTTGCGTTGCCGGTGAAGCCCGACACGACCTGCTTCTGGGCGGGGCCGACCATGAGGATGTCGGGGTCGCCGCCAGCGGTGAACACCTTCTGGCAGACGTCCTTGAGGAGCGTTTCCGTGAAGGCGCGCTGCGTGCCATCCGTGATCGCCACCCAGTTGGAAGACGTGTAGCCGCCGCCCGTGTCGCCGTTGATGTTGGTGTTGGTGGTGATGGTCGGCTCAAGCGATCCGGTCTGGCGGGCAGTCGTCGAGTTGCCGGTCACGGAGGCTTGGTTCTGGGTCAGAACGGCTTCCATGTCGCGCTTGATCTCGAAGGTCTGCTTCGTCAGCTGGTACGCAAGCTCCGACGTGCGGCCCGCCTTGTTCACGGCGTCGGCTGTCGCCGAGATCGTGAAAGCCTTCGCCGAAATCTGGCAGCGATTGCCGAGGCGCGTGGGCTGCGCAATCGACGTGGCGCTGTAGTCGTCGCCTTCGATCTGCCGGTTGGTTGCGGACGCGGCGACCAGTGTGTCGGTCTGCCACTCGAAGAAGGTGTTCGTCGCCTTCGTCTTGCCCGCGCGGTTCGTGAAGGGCGTGTCTTTCGGCGAGATGTTCGCGATGAAGTCCTTCAGGTCTTCGCGAATACCGACGGTGCTGTACGACACCAGTGCGTTGGTAGGTATTGCCATTGTCTTTCAGTCCTTATGAAGAGAGCATTCGCTCAAGGGTTTTCTGAATTGAGGCGCGGTCCCCGCCCCGAGCCACCTTGGCTGCGGATACGCGGTCGACGCCTCGTGATGACGCCTCGCCAGAACCGGGCCTGACGACTTTCGGCAACGGCTTCGCGGCCACCTTCTTCTGCGCGCTTTGCAACGACGTCGCGGCCTTCCGGCCAGCGAGCGCGTCGCGCAAGACAAGCACAAGCCTGTGGTCTGCGAGCGTGTTGATCTCCTCGTCGGTGAAGCCCAACTGCTTCGCGTAGTCGGCAATCTCGCCCTTGATGGCGCGCCCCTTCTGTGGATCAGCGAACTCGGGCCACTTCTGCGCAAGCTCGGCCATCTCCTGCTGAAGAACAGCGCCGCGCTCCTGCGCGAAGCTCATCTCAGCCTCATAGGCACGCTCCTGCTGGACGCGCTGCAGGTCTTGCGCAACCCTCGAAACCTTGTCGCGCCACTGGTTGAACTTGACCACCAGCGCCGGGTTCGTGTCGGCAAGCCTGAACAGGTCGTCCTCGGACCTGATCTCGCGAAACTCCTCGGGAACATTGCTCTCGAGCTGCTTTGCGAACACGAGCAGTCTCTGCTCGTAGGCGTCACGGACGGCTGCAATCTCGGCCTGCTGCTGTTGCACAGCCTGCCGCTCCTGCGCCGCCTGTTGAAGCCTCTGGTACGTTACCGTGTCCCTCGCTCGCTCGCGTTCGGAGATGTACTCCTGCAAATCGGGGGGAAGCTTGGCGAACTTACCTTTGGCGTCGTTGTCCCATGAGCTCGGCGGTTCGATGGCCGGTTGATCCGGTTCGCCCTCGCCTTCGCCCTCTTCGCTGGCCTGATCTTCAGGTGCGTCATCCTCGGAGGGGACATCCTCCGAGGCGATCTCTTCGTCCTCGTCGCCCTCGACGTCGCCGCCTTCAAGCAGCGTGGAGAGCTTCTCTTGGATCTGGTTGATGCCGTCGCCGTCGGCGGGCATCGTGCTGTCGTTCTTGCTCATGCTTTCCTCTCGTTACAGGCTCACGCCCATGAAGTTCCGACGCTCTTCGATGTCGGACAGTTGCTTCTTCGCCATCTTGCCGGTCTCGGCGATGGACTTGATGTGTCCCTCAATCCGGTCGAGCAGCTTCAGCATCACCCAAAGCTTCTCGCGACCCTCTGCGTCACGGGACGGTGACGACGCCCACTGCTGCGCGATCTCTGACCTCAAGGTCGAGAAGGCTTGCTGGTAGACCGGATGTTCGAGCAGGTACTCGGCCTGACGGCCCGCCTCGATCTCTTTGTTCAGGCTCAATTCAACAACTCCATCGCTGCCATGATGATGAAACGCTCCTCCTCGTCTTCCATCCTCTTCCTCTTCTTGTGGTACTCGGCGATCAGGGCCTCGGCAGCCCTGCGCTGCGCGTCAGCCAGCGTCGCGTCCGGGTCGGGGACGGCGCTGCGCACGGTCTCCTGAGCCGCGCGCCGTATGGCATCGGCGATGTAGGCGCGCGCCTGAGCGCCTCGCCGCAGGCCAACCTCTTGCGCGAGGTTGCTGACGGCACGCGCAGACGCCGCATCGACCGCGTCTGGCGTCCTCTCGCGCCTCTGGGGCGCCTTCTGGGGCTTCCTCGCTTGCGCGGGAGCGATAGGGGCGGCGGGCGGCGCTGCCGGAGGAGGAGCACGCTCGCCCGCCTGCGGTGGCCGCGCTCGGGGAAGCGCCTTGGGGCCACCGGTCTCAAGGTAGGGTATGACCCTCCTCTTGCGCTTGCCCGCCTCGTCGTAGAGGCCGGGGCGAACGCCCGAGGAGCTAATGCCGACAACGCTGCTCGACCCGCTCGCGGTCGCTGTGGACGCGACGGCGGCGGAGCCGGTTGCGGCGGCGGTTGCGGCGCCCGCAGATGTGGCGACCGAGCCAGCGCTGGCGGGCTCGGCGAGAGCCGTCGCCTGACCCGACGCCGTTGCGACGCTGCCAGACAGCGCGGAGGCTTGAGAGGCACCAGCGGACGCGCCCACGCCACCCGACAGGCCAGACGCCTGCGAGGTGCCACTGGAGGCGCCCACAGACCCCGAAAGGCCGGAGGCGGTGGCGATGCCTTGCGACTGCCACGAGCTGCCTGAGCGGCCCTCAGAGGCTCCCAGACCGCTCGACGCGGCCACGCTGCCCGAGAGGGCCGTCGCGACCGCAGAGCCAGCCGACGCGGCGACGCTGCCAGCCGTATCGCTCGCACCGGACACGGTGGCGACGCCGGAGGACGTCGCGACGCTGCCGGAGGCGCCCGAGGCGCTGCCGACGCCCGCAGAGGCGCCCACGAAGCCGGTCGTGGCAGAGCCCGCCGCAGAGCCCGCAGATGACGCCGCAGCGCCAGAACGCACGCTCGACGCGGCGACACCAGACGACGACGCCACGGCGCCCGAGCGGGCGGAGACAGTTGCGACGCCAGACGATGACGCCTGAGCGCCCGAGCGGGCGGAAACGGCTGCGACACCAGACGATGACGCCTGAGCGCCGGAGACGCCAGACGCGCTCGCGGCGCCCGACGAGGTGGCGACGCTCCCACCGGCGTCCGCGACGCCAGAGGCGCTCGCGACACCGCTCGAGGCGGCGACGCTGCCCGACACGCCCGCAACAGTCGCGGCACCGCTCGACGAGGCGACGTTGCCGCCCGCGCCCGCGACGCCGGAGGCCGTGGCGGTGCCGGAGCTCGACGCTCGGGCGCCCGAGCGTCCCGTAATTGTCGCGACGCCCGCAGACGTCGCCACGCGGCCCGTGCGAACGAGTGACGACGCGACGCCTTGCGAGAAGGCGATGTTGCTCGTGTCGTTGCGCAGCGAGATGACCAGCACGGACGTCGTCTGCGGGACCGCGCCGCTCGTCGCCGTGCCTGCCGTTGTCGCCCCTGCGGTGGCTCGTGTGCCGTCGAAGATGGCGAGACCGCCACCTCTTCCGGTGGAGACAATCTGATCGTGGCGCTCGGTGACACCCGTCAGGCCGGTGCCCGTCAGGGCGCCCGTGACGGAGTTGGTGCTGTTGTTGTCGTCGTCGAGGGCGATGAGGTAGACGACCATCGCATTGTTCGTGCCGGTCGTAATCGCCGGAACGCTGATGCTCGTGCTGGCCGTTGTATTATTCTGGCCGACAGGTACGACGCCGTCGAAGGGCGTCGTCTGGCTTATTTCGCGATAAGCCGTAATGATGGCTTCGACGTTGTCGCCGCCCGTTACGCTGACGGTCGGCGCCGCGAGGGTGCTAGACCACGACCGATGAAAGGCGGTGATGCGTGTCGCACCGGAGGCGGCGGCGGTGCCCTGACCGACGGGGCTCGTCGTGACCTGTGTCCACCCCGAGGGCGTCGTGACGGCTTGGTTCGACGTCGCGACGGACAGGATGAGCAGGTCGCCGGGCCGAAGGTCCGCAGGCAGCCCCGGCGTGCAAGAAGTAGTGCCGGAGGCGAAGGTGCCCTTGTTGACAAAGATAGGCATAGGGCACCCCCTTCGTTACGGGGTTTTAGTCCTCGGTGATGGTCGACGCCGTAGTCAGGGTTGGCGTGACGCCAGTTGACACCGCAATGTTCGGCACTACGGTGCCCTTGTAGAGGAGCTTGCCCGTGCCCGTTGAGGCCGTGCCAACACCGAAGTGCGTGATCGTGGCGGTGCCCGCCGTGCAGTTGCCAAACACGATGTTGGCGACGGGGCTGACGGAGTTGGTTGTCACTGTCCACCCACCAGTGTTCCGGTTGACGCCAACACGGGCATAGCCGGTGTAGGTCGTCTCGCTCGTGCTTTGCGAGCCAGCCTCGCCGGGGTCTGCCGTGTGCAACGACACGAAGAGCTGGGTGTTCGGAGAGGTGGCCGCATTGTCGGCCAAGTTCGCGATGGCTGTCGCGTTGAAGATCAGTCGCAGGATGTCGTTCTCAAAGGTATCGCCTTTTGACATTGTAGCCTCACATCACGTTGAAGGGTTGGTCGTCACCGACGGGGTCGGAGAGCTGCTCATCGACCTCGTCGTAGATCGGGATGATCTCCTCGACCTCGCGGGTGATCGGATTACGCCGCACGGAAATCTTTCGCGGCCTCTTGTCCTTGTCACTCTTGCCCGCCTCCTCGCGCGGTGCGTCAGACGTCGCGGACGCTGTCGAGAATATCTTGAGCAGGTCCGTCGTCGTGTTCTGGCGCGCGAGGCGCTCCTTGCTCTCGATGTCCATCTTCTTCAGCCCGAGCTGGAGCAGGTTCTGCTTGGCCTGCTCCTCAAGCTCAAAGGCGCGCAGGGCCTTCTGATGCTCGAGCTTCATCATCTCCTGCTGCATCGCAGCCTGAGCCTTGACGTTCTCGGCCTCGACGAGGGGGTTGGGCTGCTGCGGCTTGGGCTGCGCCTGAGACGGGTCATCGAAGTAGTGGTCGACGCTCTTGAGCCCCGCCGCTTCGACGAGCTTGGCGAGCGTGTTGTAAATCTTGGGCCACGATACGACCGGCGCCCCCGTGGCGATGCCTTCCTTCTGGACCGCCAGTATCTGAGAGAGGATGCCGATCATCTCGGCGCGGTTGGACGTCCCGAGGGCGACGTCGACGGTCACGGCCATCTCGGCGTTCCACTTCGACGGGTCCATCGGCACCCACTTGCCGCGCAACTTGATCGTGCGCGGCTTGTCCTGATGCCGCACGAGGAGCTGCAAGATCTGCCGGAACAGGTCGCGCACGCCCGTCTCGGCGAAGATGCGCGCGATCAGGAGCTGGCGCTCCTGAGCGGCGTTGTTGATGATGTTGATGCCGGTCGCCGTCTTGTTCAGCGAGTTGGCATCGAGGCCCTGATTGTAGGCCGTGATGCCCGTTCGCTTCTCGGCGATGCTGTCGAGGTATTCGAGCGTCGGCACGACAATCGGGCCGATGGGGTTCGGCGAGAGCGGCACGGCAACCTGAGACGGCGCCGCCGTCGTGCGGATGATGCCGCCCGGACGGTTCGTGAGCAGGTCGTCGATGTTGACGAGACCCTCCTGCACGATCATGCGGTTGTTGTTGATCTGGTAGATGTTGTCGAGCAGCTGCCGCGTCAGCGTCGACTTGATGCGCTGGATGTCCTTGATCAGGTCATGCAGCGACAGCCCGAAATACTTGTGCGGCATCGGCACCGGCGTGATCGACGCGAAAGGCCAGTCGCCGTCCCAGCGCTCCTTAAACACGAGCTTGTCGTTCTGCCCCGCAAGCAGGAAGCGCCAGCGCTCGGCGACGCCATCTCCGTCCGTGTCGACGAGGTAGTAGCACTCGCACACCCAGAGCTGGCGCATCGCGTGCTGGATGCTCTGGCTCTCCGGGAACATGCCGCCGTCGATGGCGAAACGCTCGTAGCGCTCGCCCGTCAAATCGCCGTCACTGGCCTCGCCGCCCAGATCCCAGACCTCGTCCTTCGGGATGCCCATCTCGATGAGCTCGGAGATCGACATCAGGCGCCGATGCGCGACGAAGCGCGCGTTCTGGATCGAGCGCGCGTTGAGCGCGATCAGGAACTCCTCGGGCGGCACGCCCCGGATCTTGATGCGCCCCGTCTTGCGTGTGCGCTTCACCTTGACGTCAAATAAGGGGACAGGTTGCGGCTGCGGCGGCTGCATGGGCATCGGCGGCTGGCCGGGCATCGGCCCCTGACCTTGCGGAGGCATCGGCCCTTGCGGAGGCATCGGCATCTGGGGCTGGCCGACCGGCATGGGAGGCGGGGGCATCATCACCGTGTCGGACTGCGTCATCTCGATGGGCTCGAGCTCGTCGTCCTGAAGCAGTGCCATGAGCTCCTGCTCAAGCAGGTTCTCGTAAATCTCCTCGGTCACCTTGACCGTCTCGTCCCAGTACGGTTTCACGACGCCGTTCTTTTGCAGCAGCGCGTCCTTGAACCAGTTGTGGAACAGCATGAAGCCGTCGTTGTCGTTGCGCACGACGTGGTTCGCCATGTCGGTCGCCTGCTCGGCGGCATCTTCCTCGTCAGACGTCGTGGCATCGTAGCGCACGACGCGGTCGGAGCTCAGGAAGAGCTTCACGAGCTGCGGGAGGATCGCCTCGACGGTGTCGCGCACCTCGGTCGTCACGACCTTCGAGCGCTCGTCCTGCTCGTCGCCGTAAGGCTGGCCGAGGTAGAACTTCATCGCCTCGGCGCGCTGGTAAGTAACATTTGTGTTCTGGTAGGACGACGATATGGCCTTCTCATGACGCAGGAGCGCAACGATCTCGTCGTCGGTGAGCTTGTTGTCGTCGAAGGCGAAGGCGTCCTCGTCGGTGTCGACGGGCACGTCATCGCGCACGGCATCTGGTCTAGCCATTCTTCTTTGCGTCCTTCTTGACGCCGCCAATGCCGAGCACGGGGCGCTCAATGCGCTGGTTCAGGCGCTCGATCTCGGCGCGGAGCTGGTCGAGCTGCTCGCGCAGGAGCTTGACCTCGCCAACGGCCTGCAAGATGGCGACGGCCTCATTGCGGTTGAACATCTCAGTATCCTCGCATCATTTGGCGCCGCAGGTCGTCGTCGCCCTGCGGCTGCGCAGCCAGAAGGCCCCCGCCAATGCCCACGCCACCGGCAACCGACAGAGGCGCTCGCTTCAGCGCGAAGTCGCGGAACATTGTGCGGCGGTCAACGCCGCGCTCCTCCGCCCTCTTGTCGAGCGCGCGACGGAACAGCTCCATGAAGGTGCCTTGGCTCTCGTCGGCGAGGCCCGTCAGGTCTCCGGCACCCATCCAGAGGTTGGCTTGGAATTGCGCGGGCGTCATGCCGTACCGGGCAGCCATGCGGTTCGCCATCTCCTCAAGTGCCGCGTACTCGTTTGCGTTTGGCACGTCGAGCCACGCTTGCGGCACGTCGCCAAAAAGGGACGTATCAGGAAGGACGCCGTCTTCGCCCGCCTTTTTCAGGTTCACCTCAGTCACGGTCTGGCCCGTGCCCGTGCGGCGCGTCTTGATGTAGGGCTCGATGGCGTCGCCGTAAGTCGCGCGAAGCTTCTCGAGGTTGGCGCCGGAGAGCTGTGCCTGCTGCGACAGGAAGTCGAGGCCGCCGTCAAACATCGCCAGAAGGCGCATGAAGTGCTTGTCGGCGGCGATGTTGCGCCGTGAGCCGACAAGGTCGTTGAAGAAGCCCTTCACCTTCGGGTTGGCCTTCAGCCAATCGCTCAGTTCACCTCGCTTCAAGCCAGCGGGCGGCGTCTGCGACCACTTCCCGTCGAGGATGCCGAGCACGTTCTTTGCGTGGTTGCCCTGCATCACATGGCCGTAGCGATAATTGTCGGGCATGTTGGGGACGTCGATCCCGAGCTCACGCGCCGCGTCGGCGGGCGTGATGCCTCCCTGCGCGACACGCTCGGCGACGGCGCGGCGGTCGTCAGGCTGGAGGGTGTTGTAGAAGCTGCCGTTGCGGATATTCGACGGGACGTCTGACCCGGTCGACGTCCCGCCAACGAGCTGGAGGAACTCACGCCACATCGCCTCGCCCCGCAGCTCATCGCCGTCGGCGACGTCAATGAACCAATCGCGGAGCTCTTCGGTGTTGTACCAGTCGTCGCCACCCAGTTGCTTGCCGCTGTTGATGTACCTGTCGAACATGCCGTGGATCGGGCTGTTTGCGTCATCCGCCGCCGCGATCAGCCGGGACATGCGATCCGTGTTATTCGCGGGGACATAGCGCGGGTATTCTGTCGTTCGGTTCGGTGCGGCGCCGCGATAGCGCACGTCTGAGCCGGGCGGCAGGTCTATGCTGCTCAGGCCCATCAAGCCCGTGGACGAGAAGCCTCTCAGGCCCGGCGTGCCGCCGTCGCGCGTTGCAGACTGCGAGAAGTCTGGCGAGCCCGTGGGGAAGCCGTCCGTGGACGACCAGTACCCCTTGGATGGCCTGACGTCGCCGATCTGTGAGTTTGGCACGTCAGACTGGTACGCCACCTCTGGCATGTGCCGCGCCTGCACCTCGGCATCGGTTGAGTGGTGACCCTGCCGCCACGAATTATCGCTCGCCACCGAGGCGGGCGTCAGGTGGTGCAGCGGGTGGTCCGGGTTGTCGTGGAACGGATAGTAATTGCGCAGCTGGCTGTCGGTGAGGTCACCACGGCGCGGCCCTAGGCGAGCGAGAACCTCGCCGGGGGATCGCTGATAGGCCGCCCACGCCATCTCTCTGGCCTCGACTTGACCGTACCCTTGCTGCCGGAGCTTCTTATAGATCGTGTCGTAGTTGGCACCCATCGGGAAGCCCTTCTTGGACGCCTGCACACCGTGCGCGCCAACCTCGTGCTTCAAGAGGCTGTTCAACCAATCAGCCGAGGCCATGTCCTCAGACATCCAGTCCGCATCTGGAGAGCCGGGGCCTCGCCGGTAGTCGAGCGACGCCGTGTACCACGGCTGCAAATCGACGACGTCCTCAATCTTGCCCGGCGACGGGGTTCTGAACCCCTCCGACTGCACGTTGCCGAGCAGCGTCATAGCGGCGGGGTATCGTGTGCCCGGCGTCATATCCAGCGCGGACATTATGCCCGGCGACACAATCCCCGCATCCTTGAGGCGCGACAGCATTGGCTGCGGGGCGTTAGGGTCTCGCGAGAATGCCGCGTTCACCAGACCCTTCGGGCCGATGGTCTGCCAAAACGGCTGGTTTTGCAACGCGCCCGGCGATGACATGGCGGCATTGCCAGCGCTCTTGCTGCCGAGCTGCATGAACAGCGGCGAGTTCCGCAGCGCCGGGAACATATCGAAGAGTGCATCGTTCTCCCAGAAGTCATCGACGCGCCCGAGGAGGTGGGCACTCATGCCGAGAGCGCGCGGCGCCTGCATCGCCATGCGCGTCATCTCTTCCGGGGACACCTTGAGCTTCGCATCGGCGTCCGAGTGCTCGGTCATGGGCATGCCAGTCTTCGGCTCGTAGAGGATGCCGGTGGTGTAGTACACCTCCTCGGGCGACGCGCCCTTGCTCCGCATGTCGTCTGCGATCTCGAGGGCAGGCTTCGACGCGCCCGTGAGCGGGTCCTTCATGCGCGGGTTATTCGCCCGCACGCCCGGCGCCTTCCTGACGCGGATGGGCGCGAAGAAGCTGTTGGACTGCGCGTCAGGCTGCCGGAACGTGTAGCCTGCCTTGTTGGCGCCAGCCTCAATGGCGCCGCCCACCTCACCGGCAGCGCCGAGAAGGCCCTTTGCGGCAGGCGCGGCGGCAAATGCCGCGCCGGTGCCGACGAGCTCGCGGAACAGGTCGCGGTCGTAGCCGATGTCGTCGGCGGTGTTGTCGATGCCCTTCATGAGGCGCTTGCCGACGTACTCGACGTCGTCGAGCAGCGGGTTCAGGCCGCCGTCCAGAAGCCCCTGCCCGCCCGTCGACGCGCGCGACATGCCCGGCGAGAAGCCGCCATAACCGGCGGAGGCGGCGGCGTCCATGGCGGCGGCGTCGACAGACCGCTGGCGCGGCAGCGCGCGGTAAGCCTTGTAGCTGTCTGCGGCGCTCTCGAGCGCGGGAGCGAGGAGGCCCATGATGGGGGCCGTGGCGATCTGGGACGCGCCGCCCAGCGTGTCCTGAAGCACGGACAGATTGTGATAGCGGTTGTCCTTAGGCAGGCTCTTGCGCTTGCCCACGTTGCGCAGGCGCTCGGCGCCCCCGGCGATGAGGCCGCGCGTGACCGGCATGTCGACGGGGGCATACCCGCCGCCAGCCTTGGCGCGTGCGTATGAGGGGCGCGGGCTCGCCATGTCAGCGCGGCTTGCCGAAAGACTTGCCGGACTTCTTGGGCTGGAGCCTCGCCTCGGCGGCGTCGAAGGCCGGGCCAGCCTTGCGCGGCTTCGACCCGTCGTTCTTCGTCTTCTTCGCGGCGAACTTGCCCTTGTCGCGGCTCTGGAATGAGAACTTGCCGCCCTTGATGCACCAATCGTTCATATCACTGTGTCCCTGTTATTCGGAGAGGAGGCCCTTGTTGCGCATCGCGTTGATGATGGCGTGGCGCTCGAGCGGGTCGCGCGTGTCTTGCGCTGTCTGCAGCATCTGCCTCAAGTCGTTCGTGTTGCGCGCATAGTCCTGACCGCGCTGGCTCGAGCGCGACAGGCGCACGAGGTAGTCCGATGCACGCTGACGCTCCTGCATCGCGCGCACACGATCCGGGTCTGGCGTGTAGTCAAATCTCGCGCCCCGCTCGTTGCCCGGCAGGAACGATGCGAACGGGTTCGGCATCCACTTTGGAAACATCACACCACCCACTTGAGGTCGTAGCTGATCGGCTTGGACCGCGTCGACGCACGCTCGATGCCCATCGCGAGGTAGCGGAAGGCGTCGGCGGCGTGGCTCGACCAGTCGTGTAGCGGCGTCGTCTTGAACGCCTTCTTCTTGTTGTCCCACTCGCGGCGGTAGTTCCGCAATGCGGTGACACCTTGCGCCGTCTTCTTCTCGTCGAACCAGCATCGCGCGATCAGGAGCCGCGCGGCGTTGATGCCGTCGTCGACCTTGTGCGTCGGCACAACCGTGCCGTTGATGCCGAGCGACGCCATCGTCTCGAGGCGCGTCTTGCCGGTGCCGAGCTCTCGCGCTTGCGCGTCGTGCGGCACGAGGTGCATCCCGTAAAGGTGTCCCCGCTTTTGCAGCTCGGCGGCGTACCAATCAAGGCCGACACCTGCGTGCTCGATGAAGTCGACGACGTGAACCTCGCGCCCCACCGTCTGGAAGAGCCAGATGGCGGTCGAGTCGCCTATGCCTAAATCCCAAGCCGTGTGGACGGGATGGTTGCGCTCGACCGGCACACCGGTGATGCGGCTGTCGCGGTCAGCCTCTTCGAGCAGCTGCCCGTAGTAGCTGCCCACCACGGGCGCATCGAAGGAGCACTCGTACTCAGCCGCATACTGCTCCGGCGTCATCGCACGCTTCGCGTCGTCGAGCTCGTCCTGCGGCAGGATGCCGGTCTCGCTGGCGCGCAGCCGGAGCTTGCCCCACTCGCGAGGGCCGCTCGCTTTCCAGAGCTCGTGGAAGTGATTGTCGCCTTTCGGTGTGCCGATAAAGACAGCCCAGCCGCGCCGGTCGGACAGTGCCGGTCGTATGACCGACGTCCACGCGCTCGGGTCCATGTCCCCGTATTCGTCGAGCACGACGCCGTCGAGGTACAGGCCGCGCATGCGGTCGTAGTTCTCGGCGCCGTAGAGCCTCACGCGCGAACCGTTCGGCAGGTCGACGCGCAGCTCGCTCTCGTTAACGCCCACCATCGGGATGTCGCGCGTGTAGTCCTTGAGATACTCCCACGCGACGTCCTTGGCCTGCGCGAAGGTCGGCGCCACGTACGCGAAGCGCGGGTTGGGCAGCTGGCAGGTCAGGGCTGCCTTGATGAGCTCGTTGATGCAGGCGACGGTCTTGCCAGCGCGTCGGTGAGCGACGCAGACGTAGAAGCGATCAGTCCTCTCGTGGAGGGGCAAGAACTGCTTTCGGGGCGCGTACGGTATCGTCACTGATACTGTCCCCGGATTGTTGGTCTGCATCGATGATCGCCGGTTGTGATCGCGCCCATGTCACGACGATCTGCTGCATGACATCTTGCGGCAGGTCGACCTGTTGCGGCACGCGACCGTCTATCCTGTCCCCGATTTCCTTGACAGCCTGCATATCGCCCTCGACAGCCATCAGCACGACGCGCTCGGCGATGCGGGCCAGCCTCGGTCGCGGATCGCCCTCGTCGGTGCGCATCAGGGCGACGCGCAGGGCGTCACGCCAGTGCTTCTCGCTCTTCGTCGAGCCGCCAACACGCGGCATCGATGCGTCGCGTTTTCCGATGACCTTGCGCACGCTAGTGGACCGCCTCACCGCGCGCAGGCCGGTCGACCCAGTCGGGCGTCGGCACGGTGTCGGGCGCGAGCTCGTGCAGCTTGCGCAGGATCACAATCACGGCGCCGATCACATCGCGCGGCGTGGGCGCAGCCAGATCGCAGCCGGGCTCGATCTGGGCCGTGTACGAGCAGACGCGCGCCTCGCGCAGGATCAGGCCCGCCAGCGTGAGCAGCATCGTCGGCGAGTTGATGTCGCGCGGAGCGAGCGAGAACTCCACCTCGTCCGCCAGCGCCTCGACCGCACCGAGGTCCGCGCACCGCGACAGGCTCTCAGCGACCTCGACCGCTGTCGGGCGCTGTCTCGGCTCACTGGGGTCGGCGGGGTGGTTGCTCACGGTCTGCTCCGAGTTGATCGCCGCGTAGCACGCCCACCGTGCACTCAGCCAGCCCATCGGGCTACGTGGAGTGTGGATAACGCCGTGCTAGGCCGTAGTGTACAGCCAGAGCGGTCAGGGCGCGGCTCAGGCGGCGGGTGTTGCGCACGCCCTCGTCGTGGCAGCAGACCGACACGAGCAGGTCGGCGTAGGGCGCCCGGTCGCCCCGCAGCGCCGCCTGCACCGCCCGGTGGGCATCCACAGCGCCCGATGTAAAATCCCTAACGCCGTGCGGTATCTGGTTACCACACGCGCCGCCGGTGGCATACCGCGACGTGACGCGCTCGCGCAGGCCCGCCCGCTCCCACTGCGCGGCGAGGAGCTCGCCCGCCTCGCACTGGACGAGCGTGATCGACTTCATGCCGAGATATTTGCGCAGCCGGTTGGGGCGCAGCACGCGCACGCGCTTGGCCCGTATGTCGCTCGGGTCGATCCGCTCGACGTCCATCTCGTCATGCTGTCCCCGATATTGATTGATCGTCTCGTACGTCTTCGGCTGCCGCTTCTTGCCCGCCCTTACCGCTTTACCCATCGATGCTCTCCGTCGATGATGCCGATGTCGAGATCAATCGCACACTTCCGCACGCCGACGCCAGCACTGAAACAGGTCGGCGTGCATGTGCTCTCGCCCCGCGCTCGGCGCGCCGAGCACGAGTGATACAGGTCAGCCGACACCTCCATGTCCTGAGACGCTGGCTTGTGTTGTGTCCCCGGATTTGTAACGTCAGGCGTTACAGCTTCGGGGTTCTCCTCGCGCGCCACGCGCCACGCATCCGCAACGACCTTGGCACGATGAGCGACCTCCTCGTCACGCGAGCGGCCATTGCGCTCGAATGGCTCTTGCGGCACCTGCCAGCTCTGAAGCTGCGGCGGCGGGATCTTCGCCTTGATGTGCCGGATGACGTCATGCACCGTGGGCCACCACTGCGAGCTCCGAAAGTGTTCATCGAGCGCGCAATGAAGGTCGACGCCGTTGTACTGCGAGAGCTGCCGGTGCCACTCCGCGACCGTCATCTTGATGTCGCCCGCAGGCTTGTTCACGCAATTCGCCAGAGCGCGCTCGACGAGGTGCGTGATCTCAAATATCGATGATCTCTCCATCACCGTCACGCCCGCCACGCTCACGGTCCCTGAGCTCGCGCTGGAGCTCCTTGAGCTCGGCATATGCGTCGTGCTTGCTCTGCTGACCAGAGCGCCCATGCTGTCCCTGTATTCGTCCATTGCTGCCTCCAGCGTTCAGAACCTTGGTGATGAATGAGGCGGGGTCGACTGCCGCGTTGAGCTGGGCTGTCGTGATGGCATCGACGACGACCTGCGGGTCGCGCCCCTTCGTCCACTTGCCGATCAGGCTGCGCGCGTTGCGCTCGGAGATGCCGTGTGCAGTCAGGTACTGCACGGGCGCGCCCCAAATGCTGGCCGCCGCCGCCCCCTTCGGGGGTATGCTCCCCCCTTCAGCCTTGCAGGCGTCGGCTTGGGCTTTTTGGGACGGCTTGCCGTCTATACCTTTAGGTATAGTTATATGTGAGTTGTGAGTTGTGGGGGTCTGAGGGTCACCGTCACGGTCACCGTCACGGTCACCGTCACGCAGACCGTCACGGTCACCGTGACGGGCGTTGGCCTTCCTCGATGCGGCCAGCCTCGACTGATATTTCCCTACGGCTTCCGCCATTTCGTGGTCAACGCGCTTGTGGCGCCAGACCCCCTGCGCGACGACGAAAAAGCGGGCCAAAACTGGGCGCATTTTCGCCCACGTTTTTGCATCAGTTTTTGACGCTGCGGTAAGTGCCTCATCACAATCTGGAAGGGGTCCAGACCGCCAGTATGCCATCAGAAGTAGCAGGTACGCGCCGTGCTGCTCCGTCGTCAGGAGCTGCGTGTCGGCCAGATAATCGGCGACGTAGAGCGGGAAAAATTTATTGGGCTTGCTCATGACAAGAGCGTCCTGAGTGTGACGCCGACGGCGCCGGTGTACACGCGCCCATAGTGCTCCTCGCACCACGGGCCGCGAGAGCCCGGCTTGCGCTCCCTGCCGCAAAACGCGCGCGACGACGCCTCCCCCTCGATCCACTGGCAGCGCGTGAGGTCGTTGCCGTCCTCTTTCTTCGGTGTCTTCTTCATCGTGTCCCCGTTATCCGTATGTTGATCTTGAGCATGGCCTTGATGATCCGAGCCTTGAGGCGGAACACCGGTGTCATCACGCCCTTCACATCCTCGTAGATGCGCTCCTGCCCCTCGAAGTACGCGAAGTCGGCGCGATAGCGGAACAGCTTCACGCCCTCGTACGTCACGTCGATGGGCGTCTGGCGCTCGAGCGCCCTGATGACGCCGCGCTTCTCGAGCGCCTTGAGCTGCATCCACCGCATCGCTTCGGCCTTGCTGTCGAACGTGATGCCGTCGACGATCGTGCGCTTGTTGCCGTATTTACTCCGCCGCATCTGAGGCGCCCGACAGCATCGCGATCCGCTGCGCCGCCACCTTCATGTCGTGGCGCGCCTTGGCGAGCTCGCGCTCGATCTGCTTTTTCGCAAGGCGACGCTCGCGCTCGGCCTCCTCGCGCCTCTTGATCTCGGAGAGCTCGACCTCGTACTCGTGCACATTTGCGGCGCGTGTCTCGTGCATGCGGCGCGCCTTGAGCCACTTCGCCTCGAGCCACGAGTAGTACTGGCTCGCCGACGACGTGTGCGCCGGAGCGCCCCGGCGCTTGCCGCGCCGGATGCCCGCGAGCACTGTCGTGTGGTCGCGCTCGAGCAACACGCCGATCTTTACGACCGGCCACGCCAGCGAGTAACGCAACCGGCGCATAACGTCGTGCCGCGCGGCGACGACGGGCTGGACACGAGACGTCGAGAACACGTCACGCACCGTCACCTCGATCCGCTTGTCGCCATCGGCGTCAGCCGTCGCGTTGTGCCACCAGATCACCTCGTCGATGGCGTCTCGCGTCTTTTCGTTCCGCAGCCAAACACTGTTAATGCCCGCGTGCTTGGCGCTGTACCCCGACGCAGCCTGCTCCCATATCCTCGGCATTTACCCTCCGTACACCTGACTGAGCGGTCGGAGTACAGCACCGGCAACACTTGTTAATCAAGTGTGGATATTGACTTTGTCGGACCAAGTTACGCAGTTATCCACATGACGACGAAGCACGATAAAAAGTTGAGTGGAGCGGGTGCGCGCCTGCGCTCCCTGATTGACCGATCCGGCCTGTCGTTCCGCGAGCTGGCACGGCGCGCGGGCTACAGCCACGGGTCAGGGATCGGCAAGCACGTCTACGGCGCCACCGGCGAGTACCTCGCGCTCGACGTATCCGTCCGCCTCGCCGACGCCCTTCAGGGCCTTGGCGACCCGCCAATCGACCACACCGAGGCCGTCCGCATCCTGTCGGGCCGCGACGCGCAGGTGACCAGCCGCGTGCGTGCGCGCAGCCACAGCCACATCCCCGTCGTGGGGTCGGTGCAGGCGGGCCTGTGGCGCGCCGCCGCTCAGGCGGACGAGCACCGCTCCGTGCCCTACGTGGCGCCCCCGGCCTACCGGCAGCACAACGTGGTCGCCTTTGAGGTGTCGGGCCACTCGATGGATCGCGTGTTTCCACACGGCTCGACCGTGATATGCGTGAGCTACGACGAGCTCGGACGTGAGCCCCGTCCCGGCGAGCGCGTGATCGTGCAGCGCTATCGGCACGATGAGGTCGAGGCTACCTGCAAGGAGCTGGCGCTGGGCCCCCACGGCCTCGAGCTGCGCTGCCTGTCGTCGCGCCCCGACTTCCAGACCCCCCTGCCGGTCAGGCCGGTCGCGGGCGAGCACATCCAGATCACCCACCGGGTGATTGCGGCAATCGTCCACGAGCCGCTCTAGCCCGACGCAATTAAATTACGCGACCGCGTAATAAAATATCCGCCCCCCTTTTTGAGGGAGGAAGGACAAAACCTTCCAAGAATGAGCAGAGGTCTCGTCCTTTGTCCTGACAAGAGGTAGCGCTTGTCTTAATTGTACACCCGTGGGGTTGACGAGTGCACATGCCGACCTTATGTGAGTGTCACCAACACGGAGACACCCATGATCGTCATGCCCGTCACACACCAGACCCGCGCGCTTCTCGAGCGCATGAGCGACCTGCGCAAGCGGGTCCGCCGGATGCCCGACGCGCAGATCGCCCACGCGATCCGCGACATCAACGACACGATGCGGATCGAGGGCCACGCATTCGAATACCTGCTCAAGCTCCGGAGCGAGCTCGAGGTCTACTGGGCCGAGCAGGCCCGCCGCGCGCGATAGGAGGCCCACATGTCTGACAGCATTGAGACCCGCATTTTCTTCGACCACGAGTGCGTCGTGGTCGTCTGGGACACCGGCCACACGGCCCGCGCCAAGGCCGTCCGCATCGACGGCCCGAGCGAGGTCCGCGCCGGGCCCGGCGGAACCTACGTGGTCACGCAAGCGCCGGTCGAATTGACTGGCGACAATCGTACACCTGCCTATTGACGGGTGTACGGACGCCAACTATATCAGTGTACACCAGCACGGAGACACCACCATGACGTACCAGATCGACATCAACGACCCCTTCGCCGGTCTCGGCGACGACGTCGGCAGCACGGCCACGGCGCCGCGCCGCCAGCCGGGCGAGCACCTCGCCGCGACGGTCGCCGACCCCACCAAGATGTGGCCCGAGACCTGCCCCGCCTGCAAGGGCCGGGGCAAGTTCGTGAGCTGGGGCGGTCGCGTCCTCGGCGATTGCTTCAAGTGCAAGGGCAAGGGCCAGCGCTCGTTCAAGACGGCGCCCGATGATCGCGCCAAGGCGCGCGCCTACACGGCGGCGCGTAAGGAGCGCAGCGCCGAGGCCAACCTCGAGGCGTTCGCGCAATCTCGCCCCGAGCTCGCCGCGTGGCTCGAAGCCAAGGCGCCCACCTTCGCCTTCGCCGCGTCCATGCGCGACGCCGTCAAGCAGTGGGGCAGCCTCACCGAGAAGCAGTTGGCGGCGGTCGAGCGCCTCGCCGCTCAGGACGCCGCCCGCGCCACGCAGGCTCAGGCGCGCCGCGTCGACATCGACGCATCGCAGATCACGGAGGCGTTCGACAACGCCCGCGCAACCGGCCTGAGCCGCATCAAGGTGCGCCTCACGTCACCCGACGGCCACACATTCATCGTGTCCCCGGCGGGCGCGACGAGCTCGAACGCGGGCGCGCTGTACGTCAAGTCGGACGACGCGGGCGACTACCTCGGCAAGATCGTCGACGGCTCATTCCACCCGGTTCGCGCGTGTGACGACGAGCGCCGCGATGCGTTCGTCGCGGTCGCGGCAGACGCACGCGCCGCAGCCGTAGCCTACGGTCGGCTGACGGGGTCTTGCTCCTGCTGCGGCAGGGAGCTGACCGACCCCAACTCGGTCTCGCAGGGGATCGGCCCGATCTGCGCAGGCAAGATGGGCTGGTGATTTTTCGACTACAGCTGACACCGGACGGGTTCGCCGGTGTCAGCGCCAAATTCAAGGAGGACTACAATGGACACCGAGACAGTAGACAGACTGAGTGAGTTTGCTGAACACGTCGCGCAGCGCGTTCGTGGCGAGTGGGGCTTCGGCGGCGCGCTGGCGTCATATAGCCGTGGCAAGTGGACGATCAGCGCCCACGTCAACTGGGCGCGCCACTCGGTCGAGCACGCCGACTTCGACCGCGCCGTCGCCGAGCTTACGGCGGAGATCGACCGCACGTACCCGGACGCCGAGACGCTGGCGGCGACACTGGGGGTGACCCATGCGGCCCAGTGAGATCGCGTTCGTCGTGTTTTACCTGCTGACGTTCGCGGCCACCGTGGCGTTCATTCAGGGGGTGCAGGACGGGCGGCGCGTGCCGCTCGCCACCTGCGCCGCTGCCGCGCCGCCGCTCTACTGGTACAGCATCAAGGGGACGCTGCCGTGACCCTCGACGACCTGATGGCGCGCCACCGGCGCATCCAAGACGCGGTTGTGGCCCTGTCGCGTGGCAGGGTGACCGAGGACACGGCGCGCGGCGACCTGCAGCGTGCTGGCCTGTCCAGCGAGGAGACGGAGCGCCTCGTGCGCGCCGTGAAGTCCAACCTTATTATTCCGGGGACACCATGAACGGCTTCGAGAAGTACGGCATCGGCCACCTGAGCCCGAGCTCGCTCAATCTGTTTCTGGGCCAACCGGCGGCGTGGGTTCTGCGCTATGTCGGTAAGTACAGCGATGCGGGCGATAAGTTCGCCGCGTACCGTGGCACGGCGGTGGAGGCGGGCATGACGGCCCTCCTGCTCGGCACCGACCTCGACGGCGCCGTACGCAGCGCCGAGGTCAACTGGGGCCTGAACGTGCCCAAGGCGCCGGAGGGGCTGGTCACCGACGGGCCCTACGAGGACATGGCGAAGCAGGCGGAGGCGGCGTTCGAGCGCGAACGTGCCGCCGAGGCCGAGCGCGTGCTGATCAGGCCGATGGTCGAGCAGGTCGCCAAGGCCATCAGCGGCTGGCCGAGGCCGGTCAGCACGCAGCGCCGCGTGTCAGCTGCGTGGCGCGCCGACGCCGAGTGGCCCGCGCCCGTGATCGGCTACCTCGATTACGAGATGCCCGACTGCGTCGTCGACCTGAAGACGACGAAGGCCCTGCCGAGCGAGCCTCGCGCGGATCACGTTCGTCAGGCGGCTGTCTACGCGCGTGCCACCGGCCTGCCGGTGAAGCTTCTGTACGTCACGCCAAAGAAGTCGGCGACATACGAGCTCACGCAGGCACAGATCGACGAGGGGTGGCGCCAGATCGTGGCAGCTGCCGAGGCGCTCGAGATCGTCCTGCGAACCTTCGGCCCCAAGGAGCTGAAGCAAATCTACGTGCCTGATTTTGACCACTACGTCTGGAACGACGCAATGAAGGAGACTTGGAATGTTTTTGCCAAAGGGTAATGGGAACGGATCGTACACGCCCGCCCCCGCCGGGACGCACATCGCAATATGCGTGAAGGTCGTCGACCTCGGCACGCAGCGCGTGGAGTGGCAGGGCGACGTCAAGTTGCAGCACAAGGTGCTGTTGGCGTGGGAGCTCGTCGACGAGCAGATGACTGACGGACGGCCCGTCACGCACTCGCAGCGCTACACGCTCTCGTCGAGCGACAAGAGTACGCTGCGCAAGCACCTCGAGGGGTGGCGCGGGAAAAAGTTCAGCGACGCCGAGCTCGGCCCCGGCGGCTTCGACATCAAGTCGGTGCTGGGCAAGCCGTGCAGCCTGATCGTCAGCCACAACACGCGCGGCGACCGCGTATACGCCAACACGGACGGGATCGGGCCCGTGCCGAAAAGCGTCAAGGTCGGCGCGCCGCAAAACGCTCCGATCTATCTGAGCCTCGAGCCGTCGCAGTTCGACCCCGCCGTGTTCGCGGGGCTCTCCGAGGGCCTCAAGCAGGTGATCATGGCGTCCCCGGAATACTCACGCCTGAGCGGTGTTGACGGCGCCGCAGCAGAAGCCGTCGAAGACGAAGTACCATTTTGAGAAAGGGCTACCACATGACCACGAACGACCAGACTGCCGACGCCAAGACGCGCAAGCGCTCGAATTTCAACTCAACCATCGCCATGCACGAGCAGGCGAAGACAATGAGCCGCAAGAATGCCGACGGATCGCTCCAGTGGGAGAAGGGGTGCTCGCCTCGCACCCTTGCCGAGGCAGCTGGCACGAGCCCCTTTGCTGCCGCGTACTTTGTCCGTCAGGTGTACGGCAGCAGGCGCGTCCTGCACGCCAACCACAAGCCGAGGCCCGAGCGCAAGGCGAAGCCTGAGAGGGCGCCCGAGCTCGCCGCCCTTGAGCAGCGCGTCGAGGCGCTGGCGAGGCAGGTAGCGGCGCACGAGGAGGCCATTGCGACCCTGAAAAGGGAAGTAATACTCGGTCGGAAAGCACTCACGAGCCACATCACGGAGCCGAATCTCTCGCACCGACCGATTGAGCGGCACCTGCCGCCCTTCCGCCCGCTCCTCGAGAAGGGCGGCAACGGGGGCGGCTCATGACGCAGCCGTTCGGTTTGTGGCTGCGGTCGGTGCGCGAGGAGGCGGGCGTGAGCCTGCGCTCGCTCGCGCGCCAGATCAAGCGCAGCCCGAGCTATCTCTCGAGCGTCGAGCGGGGCCTCCACGTCCCGCCGCCGCCCGAGGTGCAGGCCCTCCTCGCGGACGCGCTCGGCGTCCCGAAGCGCGAGATGACGCTGCGAGGCTACGAGGGCCGGATTGACCCGTCACTGCAACAGGCGGTGAGGGGTCACCCCAATCAGGACCACCTCGTGCGGTTGCTCGAGGTGACGAAGGCGATGACGCGCGACGAGCTGAAAACGTTCGCGGACAAGGCAAGGAGAGCATCATGAAGCAGTCCACCGTGCAGCGATTGTTCCGGTCGTACGCCGACAGGCCGGAGACGATCCCGGCCCTGATCGTCGCGCTCGCTTTGCGTGACGCGCGCGCCGAGCCGAGCGAGGAGAACGAGACGATGATGCGGGCCCACTTGCAGCAGGTGTTCTGGTTGGCGTCGCGCGGTCTGGAGCCTGTCGGATGAGGCCAATTTACGAGACGAGCGAGGACCGCGTCGAGGAGGCGCGCGTGATGCGCGACGTGCAGCTCGTGGGCCGCATCGGCATCAGGCGCATCCGAAAGATGTTCCCGGTCGACTACGCCATCCTGCGCGGCCCGCACGTCGTCGCGTGGGCCGAGATCAAGGCGCGGGATTATTCGCTCGAGGAGCTCAACTACATGGGCGGCTTGTTCCTGTCCGCCTACAAGCTGGGCACGATCAAGGCCATCGAGCTCGCGACCGGCATCAAGGGCGTCTACATCGCGGGCTTGACCGACGGCATCTACGTTGCCCGCCTCCCGGAGCCCAACCCCCGCCTGCCGGTCGGCTTCGGGGGTCGCATCGACCGCGACGATCCAGCCGACGTCGAGCCGGTGTGCTTCGTGCCCCCGGCGTCATGGTGTCCCCTCAATGACTTTGACTTCGGGGGGCTCGGCGAATGAGCAGTGACCTTGTGAAGCGACTGCGGCTGTGGGGCGAACACGGCCTGACAAGTGCGCCGTCTGACTTAGTGGATGCCGCCGACCGCATCGAAGCCCTTGAGGGTGAGGTGACGAAGGCAAGGGAGATTGCAGCAGAGCTTAACTCTGGCTGGAAAGAGAGCATAGAAATATCGTGGAAGAACTACGCCGCGTGGAAGGAGGCAGACGCCCGCGCGGAGCGGCTGCTCGCTGTGCTGGAGGAAATAGCAAGCGGGAGGTATAGCGGTCTGATTCTGCCGAGTTACCCGCCGCAAGACCCCGCCGTTGTGCGCGCACGCAAAGCCATAGAGGACGACAAGCAATGACCCATCAGGAAACATGCAGCGCCGCTGGCTACCAGTGCCCGCACTGCGGGC